AATTCCCTTTGCACCGATTTTTACTGAACAATGACCTTTAGCGATTTTATTGAGAAGTACGTCTGTTGTGGCGTCATCGATTATGATGAAGTTATTGACGCAGTGGTTACTATTCGTAGTAATCCTGACGATTTAGCCGAGTCCCTCATCGAGTACACCCACGACCCCATTGAGAAACACTACTCTAACCGAGCCACGATTAGGGTAAATGTTGACAATGGTGACGACGTCCAAGACGTGTATGATGCAATTCCAGTTACCACTGGTCCCACCAGCACCAAGGCTGGTGGTAGTACTGAGGCGGAAGGGTCGCTCCCTTCTTTGCCAACCACAGCTGTGGTTGTAGACGCCGATGAACCTGGTCCAACCAGCGTTTATCGAGCGTGTCAGAACGTGATTGAGGTAAAACGACATCGTCGGTTGCCTCACCCTCACCGTGGCGATTACATTGCCTGCGTCGTGTCAGACATCAAGAACCGATTAGGTTGTCCACCTGCGAATGCTGCCAACAAGTTGGCTGTACGTCGCATGGCAAACAACATAATGACTCAGCACACTGTGCGTCCATCACATATGCGTGTGGTGATCGAACAGATCGTTGCTGGAGTGTTTGTTCCTGATGAGGCTGACTTGTTAGCTAACCGGATTCTCGAGAGTCGAGCTGTTGCTGGACTCAGAGAGGAGATGGCAAATGCAGCTCCGCGCAATGTATGGCAACGTTGGTTCTCACCGCTATCTGGCAAACGCCACGTAGCGCGTGTACGGGCCTGAGGGGGCCTTGGAGTTGTCGATGGTTGTGGTCATGTTACGTCGTTACATGATCCAAGGCTCAACGTCGACAAACACTCTAAGGAGCCATGCAAACCTAGACAGTTGTACTCGATATCAGAGTTGTCCGGCAACATAGATCTAGGCGTTAACAATTCGGACATTAGTACATTGGAGTGCGCGTTACTCACGCGTATGTACTACTGCAAAGTCGGAAACGACTTTGTGGCTCCCCCTGCTGTGGACAAGGCATTGTTCCACAGTAGATTGAGTGACTTCAAGGAGCAGTTATTGAAGAACGTTCGTGACACCACCAAGCTTTCCCTCGACCAAGTGGTCGAGACGTATGCTGGTCGAAGAAGAACGATCTACGAAAACGCGCTTAAGAAGTTGACTCAAATCGGGCTATCACGGCAAGACGCTTGTTCCATCGCATTCGTGAAGATGGAACTAGTTAATCCCGAGAAAGCACCACGTTGCATTCAGCCACGTGACCCCGCGTACAACCTCAGTCTAGGTAGGTACATTAAATCGGCCGAACACCGAATTTATGATGCCATCCGACGAGTGTTTGGAGACGGGCCCACGGTTATGAAAGGGTTCAACGTTGACGAGATTGGCGCGATTGCAGAGGGTAAATGGAATTCGTTCCATCACCCGGTTGCTGTCGGTTTAGATGCCACCAAGTTTGATATGCATGTGTCCCCGGAGGCTTTGTCCTGGGAGCACAGTATCTACTTAGACATCTATAACCATTGTCCCACGTTAACGAAACTCCTATCTTGGCAGATGAATAACAAAGGTGCTGGGTACTGTGATGATGGTAAACTCAAGTACACGGTTAGGGGTAAACGCTTTAGTGGTGACATGAATACAGGTCTAGGAAACTGTATTATCATGTGCGCTATGGTGTTTGCTTACGCTAGATCCCGTGGGGTTGCCATTAAGCTGATGAACAATGGTGATGATTGTGTGGTGTTCATGGAAAAGGAGGATTTGGAACGATTCAACCTTGGGCTTGATGACTGGTTTCTGGATATGGGCTTCCGTATGGTTGCTGAGGAACCTGTGTATCAACTGCACCAAATTGAGTTTTGTCAAATGCACCCTATCCATGTTGGTGGTAAGTGTCGAATGGTTCGCAACATATGGAGTGTGTTGCGTAAAGACACTATGACCACACACCCCCTTCACAATCATGTACACCGCGAGAAGTGGTGTACGGCTGTAGGTACTGGTGGGTTAAACCTCACCGGTGGTATCCCTGTTCTGCAAGACTTTTACCAAGCGTACCAACGCATTGGATGTATGCGGGTTAGTAAAATGATGGACGATCCAACGTTTGCTACCGGTATGCGTCTGATGTCTCGTGGTATGTCAGAGTGGTACAGAGAAGCGGAACCTCTTACACGAGTGGAAGTGTTTGAGGCTTGGGATATATCACCGGATGAGCAGGTAGAGATGGAGAAGCATTTCAGAGAGTATGAATTGGTTCCGGACTTAGGTCCACATCGATACAACAACACACCACTATTTACAGCCAGAGAGCCGTAAAGGCTTGGGTATTCCCCAAACACCATTATATTCCAGTTATAAAACACGCCATCCGTAGGTAGAAGCGTGTCACACAGGAATTATGTCTTTAGTACCGTATCAGTCCAGTAATAAAATGATTAAAAAGAAGAAAAATAAGAACCTAACACAAGCGTTAGTAAATGCTGGTGTGAACAGGATGGTAGCAAATCCTGGCGCAACTCTTGATTTAGCATCATGGAGTGCCAAGCAATTGGCATCCGCTGTTCGTGGCATAGCTAGTGCGTTCCAGTCGAAAGGCTTGGGGCGTCAGGAAATGTCGCGTATAGTCGCTCCTTTGGCTAATTCTATGAAGTTGGGGCCATCGAAACCAAAATTTGCATCTGTTGAAGGTGGCATTCGTGTCGTCCATACAGAGGCGTTGGTTGCTACCACAAATGTTTATCGTCAGGTCATCACATCTGAATCCTTTGCGTGGTTGGCTAATCTCGCAAGGGGCTATGAGGAATGGAGAGTTAAAGTGGAGTATGCGTGGGTACCAATCTGCCCCGCAACAACCACTGGTAGCATCATGCTTGCCTTTGACTATGACCCTTCCGATGATACTGCATACACCGGTTACACTGACTACTTCAACACCGCAGACCACTGTATTGCTGCGTGTTGGTCACCTGCCGCCATTAGTCCAGCCGTTAGCGGATGGCTTAAGACTGGATCCAACGGTAGTGACCCGCGTTTATACAGCCCAGGTATATTCCATGCACAGATGAATAGTCTCAATGATGGATACCTGTTGGCACGCTATGCTGTCGAACTACGGAAAGCACAGCCAATTGGTGATCGGTATGCCGTTTATACGGGATCATACACCACGACCGCTAATCCACTGGCTTCCTTGGGGTACACAGCTGGCAATGGGCAGTTGATTGGTCCAGGAGCAGACGAGCATTCGCTCGCTGTATTAAGTTCTTCTAAGATGGTAATTGTGTGGAGCACAGATGGGTCGAATGCTGCTGCACCGACCGGAGGTACCGTCATGGGTACCTACAACGCATCTGGGCGTTCAACTGCAATTTGGTATACCGAGGGGGCGCAAACGTTAGGTTTGACCCTGAGTGGAGCTGTCGGCGGGGGAACCACGTACACTGTGCGTGCTTTCCTTGTAGACGTGAAACCGGTGTACATTTAATTGTTACACACCACCAATTCCTGCATATAAAAATTACAAATAAACACAAAAACCTTGTGCGCGTCACGGAACGAGTCGCTATCTTCTCGTGAACACACAACACATAAACAACACGAACCCTGCATTTACCACGTCATCTTTGGACGTCTGCATATCTTTATCGACACCATGCCTGGTGTACGTATGGCTAACAATGAGGTAGTAACGCGCCTCAACGTGCCTAGTAGTCTGGTTTCCTTGGAACGCGTCTCACATCCGAAAGGAGGGCTGAGTGAGACGTTGCCAG